TATGCAGTCAGCGGTAAACAAATATGTGACCGAACAAGTTTCCAAGGACAGAGCGGTTGGTGAATTAAATCACCCAGAAGGACCCACTGTCAATTTGGATAAAGTATCCCATAAGATCACAGAACTTGCTTTCAAGGGAAATGATGTTATGGGTAAGGCACAAATCTTAGATACTCCTAACGGGAAGATTGTAAAAGGTCTACTCGATGGTGGCGTAAGATTAGGTGTCTCGACTCGTGGTATGGGTAGCCTCGAGCAACGCAATGGTGTTATGTACGTCAAAGACGATTTTATTCTTAACACGGTAGATATCGTGCAAGATCCATCAGCTCCTAATGCTTTCGTTAATGGGATTATGGAAGGTGTTGATTGGGTCTGGAATAACGGCATCATTGAGGCTCGGGCAATTGAAAAGATGGAGACTGAAATTAAAAAAGCTCCACGTGCAGATCTCTATGAGACTCAGGTACGTGAGTTCAAGAATTTCCTCTCGTTGTTAAAATCGTAAAATAGGAGTCAAACATGACTGATCAAATTGAACAGGATGTTGAGCTCGATGAGGACGAGACAGAAATTGTTGAAGCTCAAGCTCACGATCCTAAAAATGCTGAGGCCCAGTCCATAGCATCTGTTGCTAAAGCAGATGATGCCGTGGGTAAAGCTGCTCCTCCAGCACTTGGCACTGCTAAGAATAACACTAAGCAGGACCCAATGCCAAAAACGAAAGCTGCTCTTATGGCTGGCATGATGACAAAATTGCAAGGCATGAACAAACAGCAGCTTCAGGCTATGTTCAAAGCTGAAGGATTCGACGTTGAGGAAGAAGGTCAAGAGGTTGTTGCTGAAGCTGAAGCTCAGTACGATTTCTCTGATGACTTGAATGCTCTCGTAGAATCAGAAGCAACTCTTTCTGATGGGTTCAAGGGTAAAGCCGCTATCATTTTTGAAGCTGCTGTTAAATCCAAGATCTCAGAAGAGATTGATCGCTTAGAAGATCAATATCAGACAGAGCTAGCCGAAGAGATGGCACGTACAAAGGAAGACCTCGTTGACAAGATCGACGGGTACCTGAACTACGTTGTTGAGAATTGGATGGAAGAGAACAAGCTGGCTATCCAGACTGGTCTCCGCACGGAAATCGCTGAAGGCTTCATGGGCAAGTTAAAAGACTTGTTCGAAGAGTCTTACATCGAAGTTCCAGAGTCCAAGGTCGATCTAGTAGACGGCCTCGCCGAGCAAGTCGAAGAGCTTGAGGGTAAACTCAACGAGCAAACCGGTAAGATGATCGAAATGAGCGAAGAGCTCGATCTCTTTAAGAGATACGAAGTAATTCGTGAAGCATCTCGTGACCTTGCTCAAACCGAAGTCGAGAAACTTACTTCTCTTGTAAAAGACATCGAATTCAGTAGCGAAGAAGCCTTTGCTGAAAAGGTTGCAATCGTTAAAGAGTCGTACTTCAAGAAAGAGAAGAGCGCAACATCGATAATCGAATCTGAAGAAACTGATGAGGAAACTCAAGAGGTTTCTGATACAATGGCGTTATATTTGAACGCTATCAGAAAAGCTTCCAAGTAATTAGGAGAAACGAAAATGGAATCTTATGATCGTTTAGTAGAAAAATGGAGTCCAGTCCTCAATGAAGAGACTGCTGGGTCCATTGCAGATCGTCACAGAAAGGCAGTAACCGCTGTCGTTCTTGAGAACACAGAAAAAGCTCTTCGTGAAGAGCGTTCACAAATGAACTTCCTCTCGGAGCAAACACCTCCAGGCAACGCAACATCAGCTGTTAGCAACTATGACCCAGTACTGATTTCGCTTGTGCGTCGTGCACTTCCAAACATGATGGCTTATGACATCTGCGGCGTTCAGCCAATGACTGGTCCTACAGGCCTCATCTTTGCTATGAAGGCACGTTACGGCGGTGGTAACACCAGCAACCGTGAAGCTCTCTTCAACGAAGCAGAGACCACATTCTCTGGTGATAGCTCTGCTACACACGACTCCGACAACCCATCAGGCTTGAACGTTACCAACCTCGACTCAGACTCGACGGCTGATGACGCTCGTTCCACAAGCATCTTTGCTGGTGGTATGTCTACAGCTAACGCAGAAGCTCTTGGATCTTCAACTACAGCTGCTTTCCGTGAGATGGGCTTCACAATCGAGAAGGCTACAGTAACAGCCAAATCTCGTGCGTTGAAAGCTGAGTACAGCTTAGAACTGGCTCAAGACCTCAAGGCTATCCATGGTCTTGACGCTGAGACAGAGCTTGCAAACATTTTGTCAACTGAAATCCTTGCGGAAATCAACCGTGAAGTTATCAGAACAATCAACACGCAAGCTAAGACAGGTGCTCTTCAGACAAACACAGCAGTTAACGGTATCTTCAACGTACAAACAGACGCTGATGGCCGTTGGTCAGTTGAGAAGTTCAAAGGCCTCATTCTTCAAATTGAGCGTGAGTCTAACGTAATTGCTAAAGAGACACGTCGCGGTAAGGGTAACTTCATTGTTTGCTCATCCGACGTTGCTTCAGCTCTGGCTTCTGCCGGCATGCTGGACTATGCTCCTGCAATGGCAACAAACTTGAACGTAGACGACACAGGCAATACCTTCGCTGGTACGCTTAACGGTCGCGTAAAAGTTTACATTGACCCATATGCAAATGTTGATTACATCAACGTTGGCTACAAAGGCACAAACCCATACGACGCTGGCGTATTCTACTGCCCATACGTACCATTAACAATGGTTCGTGCGGTTGGTGAAGACACCTTCCAGCCAAAGATTGGCTTTAAGACCCGCTACGGCATGGTCTCCAATCCTTTTGTTGGTAGCACACCAGCTGACGGTCTTGCTACAGTTAAGACCAACCAGTACTACAGAATCTTCCGCGTCGACGACATCCTCGGCAGCTGATCGGTTC